GCCAGTGGCGATCTATTGGTTAGCGAGATAACAGTATCAATCCTAACGAGTTGGAGTTAACATGGCACATTCAGAGGACTTAGCCTTCTTAATTAAGACAGGCCAAATTAAAGACGCACCAAAACCAACAGCACAAACAAAGAAAGATGAGGAATAACTATGGCAATATACTTAAATAATAATGTTGGTGTTAAGTTGGCTACTAATGCTGCACCAACCACACCATCAGTCGACATTAGCTCATACGTAACTAATGCCGTAATTAACCAGATCGTAGATGAGTTAGAGGTTACAGCGATGGGCGATACAGCTCATAAGTTTGTGGCTGGCCTACAATCAGGCACCTTTACAATCGACTTTATCAATGACTGGGCAGCTTCTCAGGTAAACGAAACACTAAGCGCAGCCTTTGGTAAGACCCTGGCAGTATCGGTAATCACTGTTAAGGGCACAGCAGTGTCAGCAACAAACCCAACTTATCAATTTTCAGTATTGGTAAATAACCTGACCCCAATCGGTCAAGGTGGCGTTGCCGAAATTGCAACATCAAGCATTACCTTTACTGTAAACTCCGCAATTACAGTGTCATCATCGGTGGCATTTTAATTAAGGAGTAATAATGGCAAAGCTAAAGATAACACGGGCTAATGGTGAAGTCTCCGAACACAAGATAACACCAGGTGTCGAGTACGCTTTCGAACAGAAGTACGGATCAGGTATTAGCAAAGTCTTGCGTGAGCATGAGAGGCAAACCGAGATATTTTGGTTGGCTTATGAATGCTTACGCAGGGCTGGCGCTCAAATACCTTTGTGGGGTGTGGAATTTATTGACACACTTGACACAGTAGAAGTATTGGATGACGAAAAAAAATAATCGAGCGGTCGTCGATTCTCTACTCAATCGCTCAACTGAGCGTAGAGACTGGGATACCGCCTAGAGAGTTTATAGACATGGATAGCGAAATGTATAGCGCAATTATACAGGTGCTAACCGACAGAGCTAAGGAGATTCGAAATGCCAGCAGAAGTCGTAGGCGTTAAGGATGTCCTTGCAGGTCTAAAGTTTATTGACAAAGATTTACAAGATCGTATTAGGACTGCTATAGATCCACTAATGCGTAACGTAGCTGCTAAAGCTAGATCATTTGTGCCTGGTAATGCTGAGGTGTTATCAGGTTGGACTAAAGAGCCTAACCCAGAGATTAACTACCGCCCATTTCCTAAATATGATGCTGGCACAGTTAAAGCTGGTATTGGATACAACGCTGGCGATAACCGAACATTTAAAAATGGATTTAGAGTTAGTAATTATGTTTACAACGTAAGCGCACCAGGTCGCATATATGAAACTGCTGGCCGTAAAAACCCACAAGGTAGAGCGCCATTTCAGCAAATCGATCCAAGTCTGCCTGGCACAACCTTTGGCAAGGTGCAAGGATTTGAAGGCAAAGCCAGGGCACGTGAATACACCTATAACAAATCTACTAGAGAGTACGCATCAAATAATCCTTTTGCTGGCTATCAGTTTGTTACTGCATTACCAGGATTAACGTCACAGCCAAAGATTAAAGGCGTGCGTGGTGGTGGCCGAAAGACTAAAGGCCGCTTAATTTACAAAGCCTGGGCACAAGATTCTGGCAAAGTTTATGAAGCGATGCTGGGCGCTATTAACTCTACAGCTATAAAATTTAACAAATCAACAGAGATTAAGAAGGCAGCGTAATGGCCAACGTAGTAGTCTCGGCAATAGCCACCTGGAATGGTAAAGCACTTAATAAAGGCAAAAAGGAAATCTCAGCCTTTGACAAACAAGTCAATAAACTAGGCAAAACATTTGCTGGTGTCTTTGGCGCATCACAATTATTTCAATTTAGCAAGCGAGCAGTACAGGCATTTGCAGCTGATGAAAAGGCAGCCAAGTCATTAGAGCAGCAACTTAAAAACACAGGTTTTGCGTTTAGCGCACCTGCCGTAGAAGATTACATAGGTAATTTAGAGAGAGCCACAGGCGTATTAGATGACCAATTACGCCCAGCATTCCAGCAATTATTGACAGTTACAGGATCTATTACAAAAAGCCAAGAAGCATTAAACACGGCATTAAACGTAAGCGCTGCAACAGGTCGATCATTAACAGAAGTTAGCGCAGCATTAACCAGAGGATTCTCAGGCAACACAGCAGGACTTAGCCGCCTAGGTGCTGGCATAAGTAAAGCCACGCTAAAGACTGGCGATATGGACAAGATTCTTGGTGAATTAAACCAGAAGTTTGCTGGGCAAGCACAAGCTAGATTAACTACTTATGCTGGCAAGATGGATTTATTGAGAGTATCTACAGAAAATGCTAAAGAAGAAATCGGTAAAGGCTTAGTAGATGCTATAAGTTTATTGGGCAAGAATAGAAGCATAGAAGATGCTGCTACACAGATGGACACCTTTGCCAAGTCTATAAGCGATGCCATTTATGGCGTAGGTTTGTTGATAAGCAAGTTAGATGGCTTAGCATCAAAGGTAACTTCTGGTGGTTTAGGCGATTTGCTAATACGTTTACAACCAGGTGGCTTAGCCTTACAAAGAGCTGTCAGCCTGGCTGGTAGCGCCAGGACTAATGCTCAACCAGACAACAAACAAGGCCGATCATCTGCACGCATCTTCGCTCAACAACTACGCCTAGAAAACAAATTAGCAGAGCAGAAAAAAAGAGAATTAGCATTATTAGATGCCAAGAATAAGAAGCAAACTGAAATAGATAAACTATCGGAGAAGTTTGACACAGAGCGAATAGGTTTAATGAAGGCACTTAATGAAGCCACCGATGCCGAGACTAAATTACGTATTCAAGCCAAGATAGCCATCCTGGACAATAACGAGGCTTTGGCTAAGAAGTATAATGCTGAGTTACTGGCTAAGAACGCTACAGATTTATTGGCTGAATCTGCTAATAAAGCCGCCAATGCATTAAATACTTTACCCGACAAATACGATCAGATTTTTCAGGATTTAGTATCTTATGGTAAAAGCTTAGGATTAGACTCAGGCGCAGCCGCAGGATTAGCTGCTATGTCTGCAAGATTACAAAAACAGGCAGATGATTTTGCTGCTCAAATGGGTATGTATACAGTGCCAGGCGGTATGCCATCTAGCGCACAAACAGCCATCACAACCCCTGGTGTAACTGTGCAAAAGGTTGAGGTTAATACAGGCGCAGTATTAACCAACCAACAAGATCTATCTATTTATATTCAAAACGCTTTGGGTGAGATTACTAAACTAGGTAATGGTGCTTTGATACCTGCAGGATCGATAGCATTCCAGTGACAGTACCAGTAATAACCGCCACAATAAATTTCTCAACTGGCCCAAGCACTGCTCAGGCTATGCAGTTAGATATTGGCGTATTAGGCACAAACGTATTAGCAGATGGCGTAGCAGTTATTGTTGATGTGTCAGATCGTATCAACTTTATCCAAACCACAGTAGGTCGTAATGCGCTATATGACCAATTCCAAACTGGCCAATTAACATTACGCATAGTAGATCAAAATGGCGATTTCAACCCGACCAATCCTACTGGGCCATACTACGGATTACTGACACCAATGAAAAAGGTCAGCATAGCGGCCACTTATAACAATGTTACTTATCCTTTATTTTCAGGCTTTATCACAAGCTACGTAAACACACAACCTAAAGATGCTACAGAGGTTGCCTACACAACCATACAAGCTGTAGATGCCATGCGCCTGGCTTACAATGCCCAGATCTCTACAGTCACAGGTGCAAGCGCTGGAGATCTATCAGGTACACGTATCAATGAGATATTAGATGAGATCGACTGGCCAGCAAGTATGAGAAATATCGATACTGGTCAAACCACATTACAGGCCGATCCTGGCACAGCTCGTACTGCTTTAGGTGCTATGCAGACTGTTGCTCAATCAGAGTATGGCTCAATATATGTAGGCTTTGATGGATCCTTTATATTCAAGGACAGACTTACAGCTACAGAAACTATTGGCGGCACACCCACAGTATTTGCAGATGATGGCACAGGTATCCCATACGCCAACGCTATGTGGAAATTAGATGACACTCTTATATTCAACTCTGCCCAGGTAAATCGTTTAGGCGGCTCGGTTCAATCTGCCAGCAATCAGGCAAGTATTGACAAGTATTTTATCCATTCATATAACGCCCAAGATCTATTAATGCAGACAGATGCCGTAGCTTTAGATTACGCCAGGGCCTATGTGGCTAGTAGGGCTGAGACAACCATTCGATGCGATGCTATCGAGTTAGACCTATACACCCCTAACTACACCGCAGGCATAGAGGCCGCTTTAGGTTTAGATTTTTTTGATCCGATCACAGTAATTACCACCCAACCAGGTGGCTCAAAACTAGAGAAAACCCTACAGATCTTTGGCGTATCCAACATTATTACCCCTAATAGCTTTAGGGTGGTGTTTACAACGCTAGAACCTGTCATAGATGGGTTTATAATAGGCAACGTAGATTACGGGGTCTTAGATCAGAACGTCTTATCTTACTAAGGAGAAAACATGCCAACCTGGCCAGGCAATACAGGTGATGTAGTCACCAGCACAATGTGGAATGGATTACCAGCATTTACAGTACAGACTGCTAAGACAGCAGATTACACAGTAGGTAGCGGTGATGAATATCAGCAACTAATCCCAATGAACAAATCCTCAGCTGCTAATTTTTTAATACCAACTGATGCTACTTATGATTTTCCAATAGGCACAGTTATTACAGTATTAAATATCGCATCAAATGCGGTGACCATTAAAGCAGTTACATCTGGTACCACTACTGTATTAAGTGCTGGCGCAGTTGCAGCACAACCAACTCTGGCACAATACAAATCTGCCTCCTGTATTAAAACAGCTGCTAATGCCTGGTATATTGTTGGGGCTATTGGTTAAATGTTAAATATAATTGCTGGACTTTTATCACCAAGCGTGCCACCAACCTTGAATATTGATTGGCTGGTATTAGCTGGCGGTGGCGGCGGTGCATATTTAGAATCGGCAGGAAATTATCCATCTGGCGCTGGCGGTGGTGGCGGTCTAAGATCATCTGTCTCACCAACTGGCGGTGGTGGAAGTGCTGAATCAGTAATTACAATAACAAAAGGAGTTTCATATACTTGCACTGTTGGTGCAGGTGGCGCAACAAGCTCACAGGGCGTGAATTCTGTATTTTCTACTATTACATCTACTGGCGGTGGATATGGTGGACGACCAGGTGATGCACCTAGCACTGGTGGCTCAGGTGGTGGAGCAAGATATAATCAAAGCGGTGGTGCTGGTACTGCTAATCAAGGTTACAAAGGTGGAGATTATACAAATGCTGGAATTGAAGGTGGCGGCGCAGGTGGTGGTGGTGCAGCA